AAGTTAGATATTAGATTAGTTTTTTATAATCAAAATCAGAAAGTACAAGGTTCAAAATTAAAGTGTTATGAATGGGCAGTCAAATACAAATTCAAGTTTGCAAATGGCTCCATTCCTGAAGAGTGGATAACAAATGATTCTACCAAAAATAAAAAGAAAAGAAACTAAATATATTATTATTCATTGTAGCAACTCAACTCCTAGCGAAGATCTAACTGTATGTGAATTAAATAAACTACACAGACAGAAAGGATTCTTAAATATAAGATACCATTTAATAATAAAACGAGATGGAATCATAGAAGCAGGGAGAGATATAGATGAGGTAGGTTCACATACGGAAGACTTGGATGATCAGTCAGTATCAATATGTCTAATTGGTGGAGTAGAAACTGACAAAGATAATGAACCTAGATTAAATTATACTGCTAGACAATGGGAAACATTGAGGACTCTAGTAAAATCAATGTGTCTGCTATATCCTGAAGCAAAAGTGGTAGGATTCAATGAGGTGGACACCAACAAAGTCAGTCCATTCTTCGATGTACAAGCATGGTTTGATTTTTAAAAGGAGAAACAATGGGGAAGGGAATTAAAAATCGTGGATCACAAATACATAAAGTAAAAACTAAATATAACAGGAAGAGAAACATGCAAGAGAAAGTTGATTGGTCTGAGTTTAAACCAGTACCAAAGGAAGAAGATGAAGATAGGGAAATGGAAGAGACCTATACGTTTCGTCAGGTGAGAATTAATTTTGATCCACCTTCACATAATCTAGTTAAGATGCGATTTGAAGCAGAGACTTTACCTTTATTATTGGATAGGTTCTTAGATTTCTTATCTGCAAGTGGCTACACTTATGTGGGTAGTTTAACTGCATACTCTAAACTAGATGGTAAAACATGGACGACTTTGGAAGAGAGCAAGTAGATTCTACTTGTGTTACTCATGTACCTTGTCCTAAGTGTGGATCTAATGATAACCTTGCCATCTATGATGATGGGCATGGTTTCTGTTTCAGTCCAGGCTGTGGCTACCAACAAGGTGAAATATTAATTGAAAAAATTTCGGAGAGGAAGGAAAAGATGAAAACTGATTTCGTATCGGGTGATAAATTACCGCTTCAAAAGAGGTGTATCACACAAGATACCATTAACAAATGGGATTACCAGACAGGGGAATTCAAAGGAAAGAAAGTTCAGATAGCAAACTACCGAGCCAAAGGTTCCAATGGAATAATTGCACAGAAATTAAGATTTTCTAACAAGGACTTTCTATTTATAGGAGATACTAAGAAGGCTAACTTGTTCGGTAAACATCTCTTCTCTAAAGGGAAGATGATAGTAGTAACCGAAGGGGAACTGGATGCAATGTCAGTATCACAGGCACAAGGAAATAAATGGCCTGTTGTTTCAGTAGCTTCGGGAGCAGGAGGTGCAAAGAAATGTCTACAAAGAGAACTAGAATATCTGGAAGGATTTGATTCAGTAATTCTGATGTTCGATCAGGATGATGCAGGGAAGAAAGCGGTTGAAGAATGTGTACCTCTGTTCTCACCTGGAAAAGTTAAGATTGCTCACCTTCCATTGAAGGATGCAAACGAAATGTTGAAGGAAGGTAAGGAGAGTGATATTATCTCTGCTATCTGGAACGCACAGGTTTGGAGACCTGATGGTATCATAGACGGAAGGGATCTATGGCATCTAATCTCATCTGAAGATAATATTGAATCATTTCCTTACCCTTTCTCAGGTCTGAATGGGATGACTCAAGGTTTAAGGAGAGGAGAAATTGTAACCATCACGGCAGGTAGTGGAGTAGGTAAGTCTCAAATATGTAGAGAGATAGGCTACTCGTTGATGTTGCAAGGACTTAAACTAGGTTACTTAGCATTGGAAGAGAACAATAAACGTACAGCTTTAGGATTCATAGGACTCTACTTAAATAAACCTATTCATCTACAGAACATAGAGTGTACGACTGAGGAATTAAAAGATGGATTCGATGATGTACTAGGTACAGGTAACCTATTCCTTTATGATCATTGGGGTAGTGTGGAACCAGAGAATCTATTCAATAAGATTCGTTACTTAGTAAAAGGAATGGAATGTGATTGTATTATATTAGATCACATTAGTATTGTAATCTCAGGTCTCACAAGTGGTGGAGATGAGAGGAGAATGTTGGACTTTGTAATGACTAAGTTGAGAAGTTTAGTTGAAGAATTACAATGTGCTCTTATCCTTGTCTCTCATTTACGAAGACCTAGTGGTGACAGAGGACATGAAGAAGGAGTACAGACTTCACTCAACCAACTTAGAGGTACACATGGAATAGCACAACTGTCTGATATTGTAGTAGGTTGTGAGAGAAATCAACAGAGTGAGGATGCACCTAACCTTACCACAGTACGAATACTAAAAAACAGGTGGACAGGAGAGACAGGCATTTGTAATTTACTGGAATATTCCAGACAGACAGGTAGGATGACCGAACTTTCTCAGGATAATATATTTGAAGAAGAAATTAGCGAGGAAGAAAACAAAGACTTTTAATAGGAAGGAAACAAAATGGAAGAGGTAGTTTTAGATATAGAAACAGATGGTCTGTTGGACACAGTAACCAAGGTACATTTATTAGTGTATCGGAACTTAACTACTGGTGATTTAACGGAAGCAGATTCACATGAAACTATATTGATGGCATTGGAAGACCTGAAGGATAAGAAAATAGTTGGTCATAATATACTAGGCTTTGACTTGATAGTTTTGAGAGACCTCTATCAATTTTCAGTACCTATAGATCAGGTTATAGATACTCTTATTTTATCTCGGCTACTTTATCCTAACATAAGGGATAAAGATAGCGTAATAAAGAAGATGGAGGTTAAATTATGGGGTAGTCATTCGTTGAAAGCATGGGGAGAAAGGTTAGGTTCCTTCAAAGGTACATATAATCAACAGGAAAATGCATTTGAGAAACTTACTCCTGAGATGAGAGACTATTGTATAAATGATGTTCATCTTACTGAAAGTTTGTATGAATATTTTCGTCCTGATATTCCTTCTAAGGAAGCAGTTGATTTGGAACATAGGATTGCAGACATCTGTTTCAGGCAGGAAGAGAGAGGGTTCTCTTTTGATGAGAAGAAAGGAGCAGAATTATATGTAGAGTTGGCAGAGAAAAGATCTATACTAGCACAAAAATTAAGTGAAGTGTTTGGATCATGGATCATAGATGAAGGGCCAAGGAAGAATGGAATGTACAACAAGATTAAGATTGTAGATTTTAATCCTAATTCTCGTAAGCATATAGCTAAGAGACTACAAGAATTGAGAGGGTGGATTCCTAGAGAGTTCACTCCATCAATGGAACCTAAGATTGATGAGAAGGTTCTGAATAAACTAGACTATCCTGAAGCTAAGTTGATGTCTAAATATTTTATGTTGAATAAAAGAATAGCACAATTAGCAGAGGGTAACCAAGCATGGATGAAACTTTGTAGAAAAGGTAAGTTACATGGGAGAGTCAACACGATGGGAGCACAGACTTCACGCTGCTCTCACTCACACCCTAATATCGCTCAAGTTCCGAATACTAATGCACCCTATGGGTCAGTATGTAGGGAGTTGTTTAGGCCAGATACAGACATGGATCTATTGGGAATTGATGTATCTAGCCTGGAATTGCGTTGTCTTTCGCATTATCTGGCTAGGTATGATGGCGGTAGGTATGGCAAGTTACTACTTGAATCAGATATTCATACTGCCAATCAAAGATCTGCTGGTCTTGCCACTAGGGATCAAGCTAAGACTTTCATCTATGGTTTCCTCTATGGAGCAGGGAATGAAAAGATTGGTCAGATTGTTGGCAAAGGTAAAGCGGAAGGAGCAAGATTAAAGAAAGAATTTCTAAGTAAGATTCCTGCTCTGAAGTATCTAAGAGATGCAGTACAGAAGAAAGCAAAGTCAGGATTTATAATGGGTTTGGATGGAAGGAAAGTACCTGTACGTTCCAACTATGCAGCACTCAATACATTACTTCAATCAGCAGGAGCAATTATCTGTAAGAGATGGATAGTTGAGATGCATTCTCTACTTCAGGAGGAATTTGAAGACGGAGAGGATTATGCACAAGTAGCTTTTGTTCATGATGAAGTACAACTTACAGTAAAGAGGGAGTATGGCAATCGAATCGGAGAACTTGGAGTCAAGGCAATCGCAATCGCAGGAGAGAAGTACAATTTTAGAATCCCACTCACAGGTGAATTCAAAACAGGTTCCAATTGGGCAACCACACACTAACTGGACTACCTTTGGTATGGCAGGAGAAGAACTGGTTCGTTATCTTATACACATGTGGAACTATCCTATGTTCTTACCTTTAGATCCTTCAGCACCTTTTGATTTGTTAGTTAAAGGGGAGAATGATTGGATAACTATTCAGATAAAACATTCAATTCAAAAAACTTTTAAGTTGATGCGAGAAAAAGGAAGTAAAGAGAAGAGGATATATAAGACATATCAGGAAGGAGATTTTGATTACTTATTTGTATGTCAATTTCCTTATATTTATATTGTACCTTGGAAGAATTTAAAAGCTGTATCATGCTTCACATTTAGCATGTATGAACCATATCGTCACGACTTGACGGATGAAAACACTTATGTAAACAAAGTAATTTTAAAAAAAGGAAGGTAAAGATGAAAGAATTATTAATTGATGCAGACATATTTGTATATAAAGCTACTAGACTCTCAGAAAGGGAGATCAATTGGGAAGGTGATTCGTGGACTCTCCATTCAGATATGAATGAAGTTAAAACTATAATTGATGATCAAATTGGGAAGATAATAGAGAAGACTAAGGCAGATAAAGTAACTCTATGTTTTAGTGATAAGAAAAATTATAGGAAAAAAATTAATCCTGATTACAAGAGTAATAGGAAGGGTGGTAGAAAACCTATGTGTTTCTCTAATGCAATTGATTATTGTAAGAGTGAGTACTTACACAGTCAATGGGATTGGTTAGAAGCTGATGATGTAATTGGTATAAGGGCAACCAAACCTTCCAAGACAGAGAAAATAATTGTTAGTGAGGACAAAGATCTTCTAACAATTCCAGGTTTACATTGGGATTTTAAAAAGGAGAAGATATATAAATGGTCAGAGAGTCAAGCTGATTACCAGTTTTTATATCAAGTTTTAGTAGGAGATACAGTTGATAACTACAAAGGATGTCAAGGAGTAGGCCCAATATCTGCCGAAAAAATTTTGAGAGAAAATACTGATTCGGTTTATGATATGTGGGTAGCAGTATTGAATGCTTTCTTTAAGGCAGGACAGACTGAGGAAGATGCTCTTACAAATGCTAGGATGGCTAGGATTTTAAGATGGCATGAGTTTGATGTGGGTACAAGAGAAATTATATTATGGACTCCTAAAGGGGAAGCTAAAACATTCAATGCTAATCCTGTATTAAATCCTGTAAAAGAGACACCATTGATTCATGAACCTAATCTGTGGAGGACTCCATGATTGATCAATCTCAGAAGCAGAAAGAACAATGGAGAGACTATGTTGAAGATAGTTTGAAGCATCCATTAGATAATAGGTATAGTTCACAGGTAGTCCAAGATCATATTGATAAAGAGAATGAAGAGATGACTAAAGATCCAGTAGGATATGAACGAAGGAACAGTCCTAAAAGTACATTACCCTTGGGAAATAAAGATGAGATGGATGATCAAGAGAACATACGAAAAATTAGACTACAGAATTTTAAGAGACATCCAGAAAAGAATATACATCATGCTTTAGAGGAAAGGGATCTACCTTTAGTAGATGATAATACATCAAGAGAAGAATTAGATATGTTACGGAGACCTTTGGAAAAGGAAGAGGTAACTAATCCTAAACATTACAATGAAAGGAAGATGGAACCATTGGATTATATAATAGCAAACGAACTGGATTTCTTGGAAGGTAATGTAGTAAAATATATTACACGCTACACATACAAAGGTGGAGTAAATGATTTATTAAAAGCTAGAACTTATTTAGAGAAACTAATAGAAAGGGAAAGAGATGGAAGATAAGTATTTACCTACCCAGTATCAGCAGTACATTCATTTGTCTAGGTACTCACGTTGGGACTATGATAAAGAAAGAAGAGAGACTTGGGAAGAGACAGTAGGTAGATACTTTAGTTTTTTCAAAGAACACTTGGAAGATAATTGTGATTATCAAGTTCCATCTAAAATATTAAAAGAACTAAAGGATGCAGTACTTTCCCTGCAAATTATGCCGTCAATGAGATGTCTAATGACCGCAGGTGCTGCATTGAAAAAAGAAAATGTTGCAGGATA